GTGTCCCTATCCCTTGGTCCGGCAGCTCTTTCCGGCTTTCGCCGGCGCGCTCTGGTTGGGGCTCGACAGGCCTCAAGGCATTGATCGTGCCGCAGCGCGGGCACTTGATTTCGATCGTGTCAGATATCGCGCGCGGTGCCGCTTTCATCAAGAGACGACGGCAGCTCGCGCATCGGATGGACTCCACGTTGTACCTCACATAGAAACAACCCCGCTGCCGATCGTTCCGGTCAGCAGAAGCGGCGGGGTCGCTGTTGAGGTTCACTTGCAGCGTGTGGGGGTTCGATTGGCGTTGGGTCCCCACGGTCCGGAAGTTGCATTCCGGGCTCCCCGCTCCTCACAGGGCGCTTCTCCTACTCCTGGCCTCCTTTCTTCCCGCCTTCCGGCGCTTCCAGTTCGATGATCGTGGTGTAGGTGTCGGCGAAGCTGTGTTCCACGCTCGCCACCCGCCAGCGCCCGTTGATTTCGGGGCGAAAGCCTATGAGCTGCGCATCGGTCTCCGCCTGGGCTTCCGGCAGGCCGGCAAGCGTGACGCTGCCCGATCCGGTCGCGCGCGACAGCCGCTCGCCTTCCGACTTCGCCGCCGCCTTGGCCTCGGCCTGTGTCGGCAGGGCATGACGCAAACGGCGCTCGGGGCCTTGCATGCCGGTCGGCTCGGTTTCGATCTCGGTCTTTCCGGTTGCGCGGTCATACCATTTGGCCGAGGTCGAGCCGTATTCCGGACGCGGATCGATATCGAAGCTCCAGTCGCGGCAGTCCGACCTGGCGATGGCAAGCGTCGGCAGGGACAGGCCGGATGCCGATCCGGAGCCGCGTTTGACCAGCAGCATCTTGCCGTCCTTGACCGCGAAAAGCGCGCCGAAGCGGTCGGCGATCCGGGTTCCGAAGTCGAGCGTCGACTGGTCAAGCCGCGCGATATAGGGGAGCATCTCGTTACTGAGCGCCGGGCTGACGACCGCCTGGAGCCCATGCCGGCCGGCAAGCTCCCGGACGAGATCCCCGACGGTTGCGTTGTCGAAATGCTCGGAAACGGGTTCCTTGAGATCGGAGCGCATGTCGGCCGATCGCCCGGAGATCGTCAGTCGCTCGCCGTCCGGTCCGCCTTCGAAGGCAAGGCCCTCGACCGTATAGAGCCCCATCTTCCAGGAGCCGATGCCCCGGAAGCCAAAAGAGACTGCGATCAGCGCGCCGGGTGCAGGGGCTGCCACCTCGTTGCGGGCGTCGTCGAACACCAGCTCCACCGTATCGGCATCCTGGCCGACCTCGTCGCGTATCGTCGCCGTGCTGAGACGCTCGTAGAAAACCGCGTTCACCGGCTTGCCGCCGACCGTCACGTCGATGAAGGGCTTGTCGCGCATCAGTCCCAAAGCCTCACGGATTGCTTGTCTTCGACGATCCGCCATTCGGGCAGGTGCACTGTCGCTCCCAGGGGCAGCAAAGGCCCGGCCGCGACCAGCTCCGGATTGGCTTCGAGGATTGCCTCGACGTAGCCGGCAAGTCGGGATGCGCGCGCGGTGTCGCCAAGCCGCAGCGCCGCGTTTTCGAAGGCGATCAGATCAAGCGTCGCGTCGGGCTTGGTGACGCGTACGGTCTCGGCCGGGAGCACGGTCATCTGAACAGCCCTCCCGGCGCGCCGTCGCCGGCATGCGGCGCGACCTCAATGGAAAACTCCAGCTTCCGGCCCTGGCCGGCGCGCGAGATGATCGATTGCGTGTCGAACACGCGCTGGATGACGACGCGGCCAAACACGCGGCCGGCGGTCTCGGCCGTCCAGCCGACCATCATCACTGGTGTTGCCGCCATCTGTGTTGCGCGAATGGCCTCGAACTCGTCGCGGCCGCCGAACTCTTCCGGGTAGAGAAGGCCGGTAATCGTCACAGGGTTCTCGCCGATCCCAGTGAACTGGCGACCGGGTGCCCGGCCGAAGCGCTCGATTGACGGCCAGCGCGCTTCGGTCTCGCGCTCGATCGACTGGAAATTGAGCGGCAGGATCTCGAAGACGTGGCGTCCGAGGGCGAGAAGCGGTACGGCCATGGTCTACTCCGTCCCATCATGCAGCGCGCCGGTCCGTCCGCGACGCACGGCGGCCTCGATGCCGGCATTGGCGGCGCGCCCGGCGGCGACCGGATCGACGACGCCCGTTATCGACTGGTTGACGGTGACATTGACCTCGGGCGGCCGCCTATCGGTGACGGAGGCGGAGACCTCCTGTTCGACCTTCGCCGGCGGCAGGCTGTCAAGGTAGTCCTGAAGCGGCGGGATCGGGTCGGGCGGCGCAGCTGGGAAAGGCGTGGATGTTTGATTGCCGCTGGAAGAACTCTTCAGCGTCTCTCGAATTGCGTTGTGGCTCTCCTGTCCTTCACCCCCCCCACCGAAAAACGACCAATCGAACTTCAGCTTCTCCTTGAGTGCGTCCACCTGCGTCTGGAACCAGGCCGACAGCCGCTCCCACGACCCTTCCAACCCTTCCATGATTGCGTCGACGATCGCGGATCCGAACCCGACAAAGTCGCGCAGCGTGGCCTTGATCGCCTCGCCAAGCCGTTCGCCGATCCGCTTGCCGGCGGCCTCGATCCCGGCCGCGTCTCCTGCGCTCAAGTTCTCTTGCGTGAAGAGTGACGAGAAGAAGTCGGCGACCGCCTGTTTGGCCTTTGAGAGGCCTTCAAGAGCGCCTGAAAAGTCGAACATCCGCGCGAAATAGGCCGCGACCAGATCGACGTTGATCCCGATAGCCTCGGCCATCTCGCGAGCGCGTGCGGCGACACTGTCGACAAAGCCGTTCCAGGCGGCCTTGACCGCCTCGATTTCCGGCGCGAAGGCCTCGCCCAGCCCCTGGAAGAAGCCGGAGACGGCGGTCGACAATCGCTCCCAATACTTCCAGACGAAGAAGGCAGCGGCAGCCAGAGCGGCGATCGCGGCCGTCACAGGCCAGGCGGCCGCCGAGATTGCCGCAAGCGCGGTGGTGGCGGCGGTCTTCAGGCCGGCGAAGACCGCGCCAATCGCCGCGCCCTTTCCGAAGGTCGAAAGCATGCGCAGCCCGGCAAGAGCCGATTTCACCTTGTTCGGACCGAAGGACGCCAGGAACAGACCGGCCTGCGCGGCCAGCCAGCCGAACCCGCGTCCCGCGCTGCGCAGTCCGCGCAGTGAGCGCGCCACCAGCGAGATGTTTCGACCGCTCGCACCAAAGCGCCAGAACAGGGAGATCAGCTTGATCAAGGGTCCGGCGATCAGGGCATGCGCATAGCCGACAAGCCGCGAGGCAATGCCGAAGGCAAGCAACGCGGCCGTGCCCAGGACGATGGCCTCAGTCAATTCCGGCTGGCGTTCTGCGAAAGCGGACACTCGGTCGATCAGCGCGCCCAGACCCTCGGCCGCATGGCCGAGCGGTTCCAGAAGCTGATCACCGAGCACGATGGCAAGCGCGGCAAGTCGGTTACGCAGAAGCTCCAGCTTGTTTTGCGTCGTCTCCGCGCGTTTCTCGTACTCTTCCAGCGCCGACCCTGCATAGTCGGCCTCGTTGCCCACCAGCGCGAAGGCCTGGCGCAACAGATCCGGATTGTTCAGGAGCTTGGAGAAATCGTCGGAAAAGTCCTGGCCGACGAGGTCGATCAGAGCCTTCATGCCGTCCGGCGATTTCGACAACCGGTCGAACAGGTCGGAAAGGGCCGCCGGTGCATCGTCTTCCAGCGATGCCATGAAGTCCGCGTAGGACAGCCCCGCCGTCTTGAGCGCGGATTTCGCCTTGTTCGATCCCTGCGCCAGCCGGTTGGAAAGTGCCGAAACACCGCGCGCGCCGGTTTCCGGCATGATGCCGGCCGCGACCATCGCCGCGCCGACGGCGTTCATTTCGACGGCCGTGAGCCGAAGCGTCCGCTGCGCGCCCGCCGCGCGATTGGCGAAGTTTGTGATCTCCGCCGCCGTCGCCGCCAAATTGTTGGACAGGTGGTTTGCGCTGTCGGCGTAGAGCTCGAGCTGGTCCTGGTTGAGCTTGTAGACATTGCGCAGCTTGGCGAAGCGGGTGCCGATCTCGCCAGCCGTCATGTCGAAGGCGACCTTGGCCCGAGCGGTCCCTTTAGTGAACCGCTCCAGCTCCTGTGTCGGAATGCCGGCTTGCGCGGCCGAGGCCATGATCGTGGTGAGCCCGGTCGAGGACAGCGCGATCTCGCGGCTCATGCCGATCAGACCCTGGCGGATCTCGGCAAGCTTGCGCGCCGGCGCATCGAGCACCTTTTCAAGATCGGCGAAAGCCTCCTCGAACTGCATCGCCGCGCGCACCGGCGCACCGAGCGCGACGGCCATGCCGACCGCATCCATCAGCCGGCCGCGCGCCCGGGTCAATCGCTGTTCGGCGTTGTTGAGCGCGGTGTCGATGTTGCTTTCGGAAAAGCCTTGCCGGATGGCGCCCGAAAATCCCTCGCGCAGGCCCTGGAACTGCTTGCGGATGCCGCCGACCTCGTTGCGGACCTTGTCCGCGCCCTTGGTCAGGAACTGGATTAGCAGCGAGACATTCATGCCGGACATGCGCGCCTCCTAGATGATCCGGCCGGTGAGTTTCAGGGCGCGCGGAAGATCGCGGCGATAAGCCAGCAACTCCCACCAGTCGAGCGCTTCGATCTCGGACGGCGGCCAATGATGCACCGCCGCCAGGTCGCTCATGAACTCTGCGACGCGAACGCACTCATAAGCGCGGGAAAAAAATCCAGCGTCGCCCGCCCGACGGCGACGAGATCCATGGGATCGAGATCGTCGATCACCGTCGCCGCGACCCCGCACATGTCGGCGAGGATCTCGGTCAATCCGTCCAGCCGCTCCGGTTCGGTCAGGAGCGCGAGCGCCTCGGCCGCCGCCTTGTCGGCTGCCGCATCGGCAGCCTTGCCGGTTCCGGCCGCGCCGAAAAGCTTTGCCGGGAAGTCCGCGCCGAGAAGCGCCACCAGCTTCTTCACGTGCTTGGTTCGGGGCCGCTTCATGGTGAGCGAGGAATGCGTGCGGTCCCCGTCTTTCGTCTTTTCGTCGACGGGAAAGTCCAGGGGAATGGAGATCTGGCGCTTGGGTTCGGTCACGGGATCGCTCACGGGAAGGCTCCGGGTTTGAAAGGTCAGGAGAAGAGAACGCGGCGGCGGCCTTCGTTGACGGGCACGCCGTTGCGCACCATCCAGCCGCCGCTTGCGAAGTTGAACCGGTGCAGCACCTTGCCGTCGGCCATATGCGAATATTGCGTGATCGACCCGATCTTGTGATCGTAGCCGGACGCCTTTCCGCCGGACATTTCCTCCTCGGCGACCGAGATCAGCCGGCCGGTGATGTCGATCGCGTGTTCGATCTCCGTCCCGTCCATCTCGTCGACGATGAACTTCTTGCCGGTGAAGTTGTGGCGCACGCCGGGAGGGCCACCGAAGAGGCCGATTACATCGGCGGAGTGAGACTTCAGCTTGAACGGGGCTTCCAGCGCCTTGACGCCGAGACCGGCGATCTGGACCTGAAGGTCGCCGCCGCCCGGCTGGTAGTCCTCGGTGATCTCTTCCAGACCGGGAAGCTGCAGGGTTTCGATCTCGATCATGAGGTTGAGACTGTCGTTCACGATCAGGGTGAAGCCGCGAAGAATGGGCAACATGGCCTTGTCCTTTCCTGTTACGCGGCTTCGCCGACGCGTTCGAACGAAACGGAAATGCGGCGTTCGATCTCATCCGCGAGCAGGTCGAAATAGACCTCGTTGCGGCGCGAGCCGAAGGTCAGATCCTCAAGCGGCGGGGCCTCTTCGGCGTCGAACTCGATGCGCAGCTTGCCGGAGCGAAGCAAGGCATTGGTGTTGACGTCCCGGTCCCAATAGACGGACCCGCCAAGGATCGCGCCGATCGCCTTCAGCTCGTCGAGGAACTGGTCCAGGCTTCGCATGATCGCGATGACGAGCTGCGGGCTCAGGTTCTGGTCGTTTGCCCAGCGGAAGGAGCGCGCGATGGTCTTCTCGATCAGGGCGCGCGTGCGCACCACATTGACGAACTGCCAGAGCGGATCGGTGGACGTCGTGCGATTGCCCCACAGGATGCGCCCGTTTGCGGCAAAAGTGCCGCCGGCGCCCTGCGACAGCCGCGCGGGAATGAAGGTGGCGATTCCGTTTTCGTTTAAGAGGTTCGCCTCGTGGTCGATCTCGCCGTCGTAGTAGGAGACAGGCCGGGCGATCCCGAGGATGCCGCCCGTTTCCTGGTTGGACGGCGACCAGTACGGTCCGCCCTTTTCCTTGTCGCGCTTGATGAAGAGCCCGGCCGCGAAGGGAGCCGCCGGCTTCACGACGACGCTTGCACCCGACGCGACCTTCACCATCGGATCGACCAGATAGGCGAAGCGGTCGGAGAAGTCGGCGCGGTAGGCAAGGCTTTCGTCGCGGTCCGGGCCGCCGGTGTCGAGGATGGCGATCACCTGAAGCTTCTTTGCGACCTGTTCCAGCGCGTCGGCGACCGGGTTCTTGGCGCTGGCGATCTGCCCGGCCGCGTATCCAGGTGCGATCAGGAGATCCGGCTCCACGCCGACATGCCCGAGCGCGTAGGTGAGCGCATGGGCTCCGGTTTGCGACGCGGCCGCGCCGACCATGTTCGCCCGCGTCGCATCGGGATCGACGCCTTCAGCGACACGCACCATGACGATGGAGCCTTCGATCCCTTGCGCCTTCACCGCGTTGATCACATCGAGCGCGGTTCCCGTCGCGCCAAGCAGGGCGATTTTCTCCGTTTCATGCGTGTAGAGATGAACCGGTTCGTCGAGGGGAAATGCCGTGTTGTCGGCATCGGGCGCGGTGACGAGCGCGCCAAGGGTCGACACGTCGGAGACGGCGATCGGGCGCGGGCTTTCGCCAAGCCGCAGAACGCGAGTGCCGTGATTGAAGGGAGCCGTGGGCATACGCTGATCCTCGTGTTCGGGGTCAGTGCAAACCTACGTTTCGGGGATGGAACCTCGCGCCCCTGACAGTGTCAGCAGCACGCCTCAAAGGGCTTTCGAACGCCGTTCACGCTGCCATGAAACGGGCGTTCGGGCAACGCGGGTCAGGCGCCGGCCACTTCTGCCGCAAACGCCGCCTCAACCTCTTCCGGCGTCGTCAAGGTGCCCGCATCGATCTGCGCGACTATCGCAGCTTGTGCGATGAACGCGCCGTTGATATGCGCCAAAACGGCATTCGACAAAGCGATGATGCCGGCGGCGTCGAGTTCGAACCTACCGTTGTTTGCGGACCAGACGGTGGTGAAATCAGGCATCTGTTCGGCGGCAACACGCGCCCCGAGCAGGTTCGTCCGTCCCTCCTGGTCGGTTGCGACGTCGATCACGTCCGATCCGACCGTGGCAGTCACGCCGCCCGTCTCGTGAGCGCGGCGGATTTCGGCAAGGTGAGCGTGGAGATCGACAGACGGCTCCACCCAAGACGAGGTCAGCCCTAGGTTGTCGGGGTCGACAACCCATGAGGACGCCGGCCCATCAGGGGCGGGTGCGACGAATGCGCCGGGGCGCCCGTACGCCTCTACATGCGCTTGGGCCTCGATTTCTGTCCCAAAGTTCATAAACTTCGAGATTAGGTTGGTTGTCGTGTCCCAAGAAATAACAGCAGTGTAGGCCATGTTTCGGCTCCGCAATCAGGTAAAGCAGGTGACTTGAATGCGACCCTCTACGCTTGGGTTTGCGCCCAGATAGACACGCACACGGTCCAAAACTCCACTTAGGGTCTTCTTACCATATGCGTTTGAGAATGTCGGACTTGGGCCGGCGTTGCTTACTTTCCCGTCCACCGTCCAAGTATTTCCCTCGTGTTTGGTCAGGGTAAGGAACCCCGCATGGTCGGCGTTCGCAAACGGCCAATGCGTTAGGTACAAGTAGAAAGATGAGCTGGTGCTGCCCAACGTCAATTCATTGCTTCCGTCGATTCCTTGGGCGACACACCGATAACCCGAGGTCTCAAAACCACCGGAGTCACCAAGCAAAAGATAGAACGCAGTGCTGGAGCCTATCTCGATCGCGTCAAATGTAATTCTGATCAGCTTCGCTTCGGCAGGAATTCCGGTGATGTCAACTCCCGTCGTACCGGCGGTGTCTTGCGCCGCAAGCACGGTGGCCCCATCGGGGGCGCTCTCCAGAGCATCAATCCGCCCCGTGTTGCTTGCCACGTCGGCATTGGTCCCGGCCAACGCTGCATCCAGTCCGCTAACCTCCGCAGTGGTATGCGTGTGACTGGTCGATGCCTTTCCGCCCAGTGCCGCCGTCATCGTCGCCGCGAAATTCGGATCGTCACCAAGCGCGGCCGCAAGTTCGTTGAGCGTGTCGAGTGTTGCGGGGGCGGCATCCGCAAGGGCTGCGATCGCCGCCGCGATTGCCGCGTCGACCTGTGCCTGCGTCATCGGCGCCGGCCCGATGCCGACGCCGCCGCCCGCCTGCGTCGTGAGCGGGCGGCCGGCTGGCGCACCGGTGATGTCGACATCCGTCAGATCGTTGATCGCGTGCGTGTGACCGGCCGCCGCCTTGTCATTCAGCGCCGCCTGGAGCCCGGTCACATCGCCGATGACGTGACCGTGCGAAGCAAGCGCCGCTTGCGACACCGAAATCAGCAGGGACGCCACGTCCCCGTCGATCGATTGCAGCGCCGAGACCAGCCGCTGGACGTCCGTATCCAGTTCGTTTTCCGGGTGCGGCAGTGGATAGCCGCGATTGGCTGTCGTTGGTGTGGGCATTCGCGCCTCCTAGATCGTCGCGACGCGCAGGTCGGCGAGCGAGGGCCGCGCCGCCGGCCCGCCGGTGAGCGTCAACCGGACACGGGTCTGCGCCCCCCACGTCGGTTGCGGATCGGCGACATCGATTTCGTGGGTGCGATCTACCCAGCCGGCCAGTTCCAGCGCCTCGGTTTCGTCGAGCGGGATCGCCTGCCAGGCGGAGGCCGCGTCCTGCAGCTCGACGGTGACAGTCGACCCGGCCGGCAGATTGGCCTTGAGCCAGACCGGCAAGCGCGTCGCGCCGTCGACGATGAATGCGCGGCTCACATAGGTCGCCGTGTCTCGCAGGCTGCCCGCGATGAGTTGCGCGCCGGGGAAGAGCGTCGGGCCCGCCGTCTCCGTACCAGTAAGAACGGCGCGCAAGGTCACCGTCTCGGTCAGGCGTTCGGTCAGTTCGACCACCTGATCCAGCACGAGCCGCAGGATCTCGCCGCCGGGCCGCACGACCTCGAAGACGACACGGCAGGCGGCGGTGGGCAAATCGACGGCTGCGCGGATCACCAGATCCGTGCAATCGACCAGGTCCACGGTGCCGAGCGCGACCGTCTTCGTCGTCGGCGCGAAGCGTGCGGCGTCGAGCGCGAAGGTCAGGTCCTCGTCCTGATGCGGCGTCCAGGTGCGGGCGTTCGACGACGACAGCATCACGCCAACCGAATAGGGCTGAGCCGCGACGCGTTCCTGCCGCGCCGCATCGAAATCGCCGACGGCAGCCGAGCTGATCGCATGTGCGTCATCGTCCGACTTGAGGACGAAGCAGACCTCACGGCCCGCCGGCAACCACACGGGCTCGGGGAGCGCGATCGTGTGCGGTTGCCCGATCACGACCGCCGACATCTCGACGAACGCCTGCGTCAGGATCTCAGCCGTCGGCAGGCCTTGAGCAACCGTGCGGATTTCCAGAAGGCATGGATTGGCCGCATCGCCCACCGCGCAGAAGGTGACGGTGACGCTCGCCAGATGCCGGCCCACGCCGCCGGGCAGGATGAAGGTCTGGGCAAGCGGGTCGACCGACCCGCCTTCCAGGTTCTGCGCCGATGCGTCTTGCTGTTGCGGGATCCACACCGGCGGATCGCTCCACCGGGTGACATTCGTCACCTGCCGCATGATGGTGATGTCGATGCGCCCCTGACCGACAAAGACCGCCGAGGCCGACGTGCCCGAGGCGCCGGTGGCGCGCACAAGCTTGCGACCCGCCGGATAGGTTTCCGCTGCGACCGCGATGGTGCCGGTCACCTCGCCATTCGCATCGGCAACGAGTGCCGGCGCCGGCGTCACGTCGATACCGTCGAAGGTGAGCGCGTCCAGGATCTCGCCGGCACCGAAACCCGACACCGTGAAGGCAATCGAGATCGGCCGCAGGAACTCGGCCAGTTCCTCGCGCTGATCGACCTCTTCCGCCTCCGTCGTGGTGCGCGCCCGATTGCCGGAGCCGAAGGTGCGCGTCGTGGCCGAGGCCCATTCCGTGCGGACCTCCGTCCAGAAGTCGGCAGCGGGGGTCAGTGACAACTCGGCCGGGATCGGGGTGAAATTCGCATACGGATTGACCAGCCGGCAGCGCGTCGAGAGCGGCTGCGAAACCACGGTCTCAGCCGTCCAGTCCAACATCACCGGTGCCGCGATCGGCAGGGAGAAGACGGTCGGGTCGATCGCCAACTGACACGACCCTTCGAAGACGGCTGCGTCCTGTGCGATGCCGCCGTCGCGATAGCGATCGGAGGTGAAGGGATCGACGAAGACGCCCCGCTTGGCGACCGGCTCGCGGCTGTCGATCTGGCGGCGCAAGCGCTCCAAGGCGACGAGATTGTAGAGATCGATCTGGCGGGCATAGAGCCGGTAAAGCCCCGCGACGGTGAGCGGGCGCACATCCGAGTTGATGATGGTCGGCGCGCCGGTCCAGGAGTTGACGACCTGGCACAACGCCAGATGCCGCTCCGGGACCGCCGGCGGCACCGCGCGCGAGCGGCTTGCAATGCCTTCGATGTAGACCACCCGGCCATCCGGATCGAGGCAAAGCCGGTCGATGCGCGGCAGCTTGTAATCATAGGTCAGCAGCACCTCGCCGCCGGTGACGCCACCGGCGAGCGTCACGCTTGTGTCAGTCGTCGAGACCGGCGCGACCGCGTCGCGGTAGCGGTATTTGACCGTGTAGCTCGAGCCCGGCGCCGGCTCCGCCCCGCCAGGCGTCCAGTCGACGCGGTCGGCGTTGAGCTGATAGTCGGCGCCTTCCACATAGGTCGTGCCGCCCTGGGCAACCTCGACCAGCGCCGTAACGCTCGTATTGGCAAGCGCGTCGATCGCGCCCGCGCTCGGGCCGTGCGTGACGGTCTCGGTCACTTCCTTGGTGACCAGCGCCGTCACCAAGTTGGCGAGCGGCGGGAAGCGCAACGCGAAGGTCGCCGTGCCCGTGCCCGCGTCATCGAAACTGTGCTGTTCCGCGTCCACGCGCTCGACGTCGAAGCGTTCCTCGACCGCAAGACGCAAGCTCGCCGTGCGCTGGAACTTGACGCCGTCGACATTGGCGACGCCGGCCTCGATCACAAAGACCTGGTCAAGGCCGACCATCCCGAGCGCCGCGACACGGCAGCCGTCGACGATGTAGGAGCCGTTGACGTCGCGGTCATAGGCCGCGATCGCCTGAACGGTCTCGGAGAGATCCGACGGCGGCGTCTGGTCGAGCGCCACGCCGTTCTGGAGGCGATAGACAGGGTACAGCTCGCCCGGTTCTCCGTCACCGGCAAAGCCCCATTGAAGCGTCTCGACGATGCGCGCGGCGCCGGCTTCGCCTTCCGCCGCCGTGCCCGGCGCCAGGCCGAGCAGGTCGGGGTCCTCGATCTCGGTCACCACGTCCTGGACAAGGCGGACGCCGATCACGACGTCGCCGGCCATCGGCACGCCGACGAGCGTCGCCTCATCGACCGGGCGCACGTCGCCGGCGGCAAACACTCGGCCCGCCTCCAGAAACACCGACCCGGCCGCTTCATTGACGAGAATTGCACCGCCGTCGATCCGGTCGCCGTCGCGCGCCGACAGCTCGCCGACCCGCTTGATCCGGCCGCGCAAAACGGACTGCGCTTCGTTCAGCTCGGCGCCCTGCAGGAAGTGGCCCTCGCGGAACACCACGTCGGTGACGTCCGGCTTGGCCGGCGTGCGGTCGAAGGCGTCCGCGATCAAAGTGTGTTCGAAGGCCATTCGATCCTCATTCGAAATCGAGAAGGAAGGTGACGCGCTCGCGGACCGTCCGCCCGAGCGCAATCGAGACTGGTGTGCGCGCGACCGCCGCCTGCGGCGTCACGAGATCCGCCGCGTCGATCCACAACGCGCCGGGCTTTGCCGGGTTCGTATGATGCGCGCCGCACAGGATACCGACCTCGGCCACCTGTTCGCCGGCAGCATCGCCGAAGCCGGTCAAGGCTTCGACATAGACGCGGTCGCCGCCAGTGGTCGGCGCAAGGCTCTCGCCACCGAGGCGGAAGATCTCGCTCGCGGCCGGCACGACGCCGACCTGCGCAATCGCCTTGGCCCGGCGCGCACCGATCAGCGACGCATCGCCGCGCCAGAAGCCAACATAGGCGCCGAAGGCCGCCAACGTCTGTGCCATCTGAGCGTTGCGGGTTCCCGGCGATCCAAGCTCCGCCCAGGTCTGCGTGATCTCGGACCATGGCGTCTGGATATCGGCCCATCGCAGGCCCGACGATCCGTCGCCGGGGATCCAGATCCCGAGCGCTGTCAGCTCCGCCTCGCTCAAGGTGACGGCGAACGGATAGCTGCGCCCATAAGACCATTTCGGCCCGTCCAGCCCTCCGGTCTCCGGGAGATGCACGCCGCTGTCGTCGCCGAGAATGCACGCGCTTGTCCGCGTCCAGGACGCCTCGACGGCCGGAATGTCATAGCCGTGCACGCCGCGCCGGAACTGCGAACGCGCCGGCTGCGACAGCCGTGCCACGCCGTCGATCGGCACAAGGTCCGCCTCGTCGTCACGCACCCGGTCGAAGGTGAGCTGATAATCCGCCCAGGCGAGCCGTCGCGCGGGCGGGTCGACGATCTCAGCCGAGTAACCGACAAAGCCGAGCCCCATTGCCATGCCGGCATGCGTGCCGCGCAACCGCTCCCACCGAATGCCGTCGTCTAGCAGGTCGTAGAGGTTCGGAACGTATGGGCTGAGCGGCCCGAGGCCGTATTCATAGGTGAGCCAGGGTGCGAGCGCCGGTTGCGGGTTTACGATCTTCCAGCCCGCGATGGCATCCGCCGCCTGCTCAAGGCCGGCAATCGCGCCGGCGCCGGTCAGGTCGAGCGCGCGCTCAAGCGGCGTTGAGTTGGAGGGAACCAGCGTCGTCGTCATCGCCCGCGGCCTCCGTCCTCGATCGTGATCGACTGGAGCGCGATTGCCTCGGTCGGCGCGGCGACGACGTCCTCCGCCGGAGCGACCACCTCGACGCGGCTCACGCCGGGTCGCATGGCCCGCGCGACCAGCCAGGAAGCCGTGAGATCCAGCCCAAGCAGCGCTTCCGCCGTCCAGGCCTCCTGGAGGATCGTCGGCAGATCATCGAGCACGGACTGCGGCGCATCCGGCGCAAGCCGAACCCGCAAGGTCACATCGACGAACTTGCGAACCGCCGAGGCAACCTCGAAACGATCAGAGACCACCCGCACGGACGGCGCTTCAAGCGCCGCGCGCACCGTGTCGAGCAGGCCTTGATCGGCAACGCCGTCGGCTTCGGTCGACAGAACTGCGATCCGCACGGTCGGGTCGCGGCCGTCTCGCCAGATCGCGACATTGCGCACGCGCACGTCCGCCGCCATCGCAACGGCCTTGTAACGCTCGGCCGGGCCACCGGCGGAGCGACCGAGGATCGTCAGCCGCACCCGCTCGCGCAGCCGCGCATCATCCTCGCCGACAAGCCGCGCCACATCGTAGAAGGCGGCCAGGTGGTCGAGATCGGAGTTGCGCGCGAACGCGAGCAGATTGGCGCGGGCCGCATCGTTGATCCGCCCGCGCAGGAGCAATTCGCGATAGGCAAAGGCCTGGCAGATGATCGTCACCGGATCGGTTTCCAGTCCGCCGACGTTCCAGGTGATGCCGACCTCGGCAAGACGGGCCCGCGCGTCCTCGACGAGCGCTCCCAGCAGCGCCTCATAGTCCAGCTCTTCAATAATCGCCGGGGCGGGAAGCTGCGGGATCGTCATGCGGCCCCCACCAGAACGTCGGCGACACGATCCTCGCGAAGGCTGTAGTCGCCAAGATGACCGGCCGGATAGAAGACGCCATCAAGCCTGAAGACGAAGCGTCCGGACCGCCCGCCTTCGATCATGTCGATCGTGCGCAGGCGGAAGCCGGGTTCCCCGTTGCGCGGGTCTTCAAGCGCATCGGCGATCGCCACATAAAGCTCCAGGAGCGTGCGCGGATTGGCTGGCGCGTCCTGAAGCTCGGGCACGCGGGAGCCGAAGTCCCGCCGCATGATGCGGGTGCCGACGCGGGTCGTGATGACCTTGCCGATCGACTGGACGCAATGGTCCCAGCCGGTCAACACGCGTCCCGTCCTGGCGTCGACCCCGGTGCGCATGGGTCAGCCCTTCGCCTTCGCTGCCGGCTTGTCGGCGTCGACGGGTTTGGCCTTGTCGGCGGCCGGGTCCTCCAGCTCGCCGGCGATCACCGCATATTGCGCCTGTTCCTCGGTGAGCTTGATCGTCTTGCCCTTGCCGGGGTTGCGCACGCCGGCGACCCAGGGGCCGGCGGCTTCGAGAACGCGGTAGGATTTCTGCATGTCGGGTCTCCTGTGGATGGGGTCAGACGAGCACGTCGTCGGCGCCTTCGATCGCGCGGTGGCCGGCTTCGTCGCGGGCGTCGACGTGGTGAACCTTGCGGGTGCCGTTGTTGAGCCGGGTGCGCGCGGTGGTCACCAGCTCGTCGGCGGTGATGCGCAAGGCCGCCCCGCCGATCCCGATCTCGATCGCATTGCGGGTGATCTCGATACGGGCATCGCCGTGCTTGATGACGAACCGCTGGTCATCGTCGGTCGGCCGGGGGTTATCCGTCGTGTAGCCATCGCGCACGGCCAGCGATTGCGGCCCGACTTCGCCGTGTGGTGAGAGAAGCCGCATGGTCTCGCCGACGGCGACCGGCACATGGGTGGAATAACCGCCGACGCCGTCGCCGGCGCTTTCCTGCACCTGCACCCAGGGCGACAAGAACGGCTTGCCGGTGCGGCTGTCCGCCGGCATCAACTCCAGCCGCACCTTGTTGCCCTTGATCTCCACGACCTTGCCGGTCATGTGGCTCGCGGCGACCCTGCGGTTCAGCGCGTCGACCGACTTGCGCAGGGTTCGGATCTCGCGGGCGACGGTCGGGATCACGGCGCGACCTCCGCATCCGGAACGAAGGCCTCGCCGTTCACCTCGAAGATGAGGTCTATGGTCGGCGAATTGGCGAAGACGCCAGCGGTCGCGTTGCGCAGAACCTGCGTCCATTCGACCGCAACCACGGAAACGCCGCGCCGGTCCATCTTGCCGCTCAAAACGGGCGCGATCCGCAGCTTGGAGGGCGCACCGATGCTGTCCAGGCCGAAGCGCTGGCGCGGTGACAGAATGGCGAGAACGGCCTCGGCCATCGCCCAGGCATCATTGTCGCGCGCAGGCTCTGAGCCTTGCACGATTGCGAAGGCCGCGCATTCCAGCGGAAGGTCATAAGATCCGTCGGCGTTCGACTGGACGGGTGCGCGCAGGACGCCAATGCGCAGGCCCGGCGTGCGGATCGAATTGCGCTCCAGCTCGTCGAGATCGAAGCGGCCGAGCTGCAGTTCGCAGCTTTTAAGGGTCGGCAAAGCGGTCTTGAAGTTGGTTTCAACGGCGCTTCGAAAGGCGTTGATCCGGCTCATTGCAGCACGCTCCCGAGCCAATCACGCACCGCCGCCTCGATGTCGGCGCGGTTCTCGGCCGAAAGACCCATCCATGTACGTGCCGGCATGGTGACCGCGCGGGCAAAGACGGCGGCGTCGCCGACCATGAAGCGGAGCGTCTTGCCCTTCTTCGGCTTGATCGTGCCGCCTTCCTGGTGGATGCGGGCATAGATGAGACCTGAGCCGATCGTGACGCCATGGCTTGAGGCGACGTAGTCGACGGAGCGCGACAGGTGACCCTCGGCATAAAGGATCGAGGTCCCGGCGCGGTTCGGTTTCCAGGGCGTTCCGTCCGGCGCGGTCTTTTCCTCTTCGATGCGGCGCCGGGTCTGTTCCTGAACAAGCCGGCCGATGCCGTCGGCAAGCTCGTCCTTGGGCGCGTCGGCAAGCCCTTCGATTTGCACCAGGCGCGCGGCAAGATCGCTGTCATCGATGCGGATCGCGATACCGGTCATGACCGCCCCCGGCCGAAGATACGCGGTTCGGCGAAGAAGGCGGCGCCGCTGTCGCTGGATGTTCCATCGACCGAGATCTTCGGCTCGGCCGATCCAAGGCCGGCCTTGCCCTCGGCGATGCGCTTCAGGAGATCGACCGCATCCTTGTATCGATCCTCGATCGTGGTCGTGAGCGCGGCATGGCGGTTCGCCAGGACATAGACCGCGATATTGGCGCAAGGCGAAATCAGAACGTCCGGACGCGTGGCAAGCGGCAGCTCATAGCGCGCCGAGATATGCGCATCGATCTCGCGGGCCGCAAACTCAAGGGCGCGCGTGATCGCCGCCGCCGGATCGACATCCTCGGGCAGGATGTCCGCGAGAAAGTCCGCGCCCCAGATCTCTTCGATGTCGGCTTGGCTGGCGTAGATCACGATGCGCTCCGGGGTGGCGGTTGACGGGCCGGCCTTAGTCGGCCGGCTGGATCTTCACGGTGAGTGCGGGGTCGCCTTCGATCGCGACGCGGTCCGGGTCGCTCAGATCGGCGAGCGGTATTTCGGTCGGTTCCTTGCCGAAGGCCCGTCCCGCCCGGCGGCGCGGCCGGCGCGCGGTCACCACCAGAACCTCGCCACAATCGGACGGCGGTTCCGACTTGCCGGCGTCGGGCTTCGGCGCGGATTTGGCGGATGCCTTCGGCTTTGCGGCTTTCGCGGCGGGCTTGGATTTGTCGGCCGCCTGGGGCTTGTCGGCCGCCTTGGGATCGTTGGCGGCTTGCGGCTCGGCCGCGTTCGGCTGTGCCGGTTCGGAGGTTTCGGATGCGGCGGGCGACGGTGTTGCGGGGGGCATGGCGGCCTCCTGTGAGCAGGATCGGGATCAGGGCGAGGAGAAACGGGCGCGGCCGGCGCGCCCGTCAGGCTCAGGCGAGATGCGGGATCTCGATGATCTGGAGCAGGTTCCGGTCGGTGTTGGTCTCACCGTTCGCCAGGCGTTCGGCGAGGATCAGGTCGCGAGCAGCATCGGCATGGGTGCTGCCGACGACGATCACATTCGGCTTCACGCCGAGCGGCCGGCCCGCCTCGTTCTTCAGGTCCATCATGGCCCGGCGAGCGGCGCGCAGGTTTTCCTTGGTGAGGTCGGCTTTCGACGCATGGGCCATCTGCCAGAACCCGAAGCCGGCCGCCGCGCGTCCATCAACGCCATAGGTGAACTTGTCCTGGTCGAACACGCGGTCGGAGGTCTTTGGATCGTCCTTGCGCACGAAGCGGTAGTCCCGGCGCTTCTGGTAGATCAGCGGCTTCAAGGCGCGGGTCGTGTCCATCAGGTACCAGGGCACGCCCGCGCCGGCCTGCATGTTGGAAACCGACACTTCCTTGCGCGTTTCCGGGTCGATCACCGGGTGATCGGTGTCGAAGAAGGGCTGCCCGTCGTAGCACTCCGCCTCGAAGGCCTGGTCGAGCATTTCGAAGACGAGCTCGTCCGGATGCGCTGCGGCAGAACGGCCCATTTCGGTGAAGAGCGGCGAATAGATCCCGATCTGGTCGTCGGAAATATCGTCCGCCTCGACCTCGACCGTGCCCTCGAACTTGCGGTTCACGATCGTGTAGCGGTGCGTTGCCATCGTTTCGTAGACGCGCGAGCCGATCCATTCCCGCAGCTTCGGGAATTTGCCAAGCCAGGCATAGGAATTTTCGCGGGTCGACGACGGGATCATGGTCGCCAGTTGCGGCCAGTGCGGCTTCACCTCGGCAAAGCCGTTCTGATAGGCGCGGGAGAACCCGCGAAAGAGATCGTCGAGGGATTGCTGGTTGATGAGCATCGGATGCGGTCCTTGCGGAAGAAGGGAAACTCGGGCGGCGCGGCCGGGCGCTAGACCTCGACCCAGACGCCGGCGGGGTCGACGGCGACAACGCGGCCGGCGGACGAACGTGTGCCCGTGCCGTCGGTCCTGGCGACCGTCTCGTCGTCGACGATGAAGCAGGTCGTGCCGACGTCGGCCTGGCCGACCGGATCGGCGTCGAGATTGTCGAACTGGAAAGCGCGTTTGCGCAGGATCTCGATCCGGGCTTCGCCAGCAGCACCTTCGGTGTTGTCGACAGTGCGCTCCGCGCGCCCCAGCGCGATCAACCCGGTTGCCGTGCGCCCCGGCCTGGCGAACCCGGCCTCCAGCACGACGAGCGATCCGGCGAGGATCTTCACACCGGCCGCGACCGGGTGGCTTTCGCGCTCGGGCAGGCGCATGCGGGTCTGACGTTCCTTGATGAGGGCCATGAGGTGGATCTCCGGTCGGGCGCGGCGCGCCGTGGGTCAAAGGGCTGCGGCGCGCCTCAGGCGGTCGCGGCGTAGTCCTCGTCGGACAAGCCGAGCTTTGAGGCGATGCTGCGCTGCTGATCGGTCAACGCGGACTTGCCGGCGGCCAGGTCCTTGTCGTCGAGATCGGACGGCTTGCCGATCACCGGCAGGGTTCCGACCAGATCCTTGAACCGGTCGAGACCGCCCTCCTGGGCGCAAAGTGCGCGGTAGTGATCGCGCGAGGCCGGGGCGATCTTGCCGGCTTTCACGGCGTCCTCGATTGCCGCATTCACGTCCGCCTCGCGGATCTTCCGTTGTTCGGCTGCAAGCGCCGTCTCGGCCGTATCGGCGCGGGCGATCGCCTGGTCGTAGTCGGCGCGCGGAACGAAACGCTCCATGTCCGGCGCCTGGGCGGCGGCAACCGCCGTCTGGTGTTCGGTCTTGAGGCGTTCGACGGCGGCGAGGATGTTGTCGATCGAAGCGCCGGCATCGAGGCCGAGCGCGCGGCAAAGGGCTGTGAGGTCCATGGGGGTCTCCGGGAGGTTGGAGGGAGCATCTGTTGAAGCATCAGGGGAAGCGGGATCTTCGGCGCGCGAGAGCGCGGCCATGCGCAGCGCCGGGCGGTTGACCAGGCCGGCACCGGCAAGGCGGAGGATGTCGCCGGTCTTGGAGTGAAGGAACTCGGGCGACAAAAAGCGGTACTCGCGCGCCACGATCATGGCGGCGGCCTTGTCGGTCCACTCGACCGCGCCCCAAAGCGCGCCGTCGCGGATCTCCATCGCGGTGATCCAGCCGGCTGCCGGCGCGGTCTCGCCTTTCGGCGCGCGGTGCGCCTGGCTGTGTTCATAGTCGATGGGAAGCGGCGCGCCGTTGGCCTCAAAGGCCGCGATCACCGACGCGGGATCGGACAGGCGCCAGCGCCGGCCGTCGCGGGCAACCAGCTCCGGCCCGGCCGGAAAGAGCTGCACCCATGCGGGCGCCGCCGATCCGGTCTCGGAGGCGATGGCGGTTGTCGAAAAAAGGGCGGTTGCGGTTCGCGTTGTCATGGGCGACAACGTGCAGGACGCACCGCACACCCGCGCCCCTGACAGTGTCAGGCGGATGAGTGCCAGGACCGGCGATCAAATCCGGTCGAAAACGTCACTTCCCGGCTTCACCACCCGCACGATGCAAACCGCACCCGCGCCCCGGCGACAGCTTCGCCGTTAAAGGGGGTTTAAAGGGGGTAGGACGCGCGTTTGGGGGTGGCGGCGGGGATTGAGGCGGAGCACAACCGGAAGCGCCTCATGAAGCGAAATCGACGGAGGTTCAGAGCGTTGGTGAGTTGGCGATACGATATGCAGGAATTTGTCAGCCGCTAGGAGTTGGAGTGTCTAGCAACCCCAGGGAGATTCAAGACTTATACCACCGCCCGGCGCGAGGGATGGCCATTTCGCCTGAGCCAGATAGTCTCTTCAATGTGAGATATCCAGGGTAGAGACACATGACAGTCAGTTCTATTGAGTTGCCAACCGGAGAGACCGTTACCGTTTTTCACGTCACGGAGGGGACAGGAACTGCCGGGATATATTTCAATGTAATGCGAACTAAAAACAATTATGTGCCTTCGGTGCAGGTGAATTACCATGCGTTGATCCCGAAGTTTCAGACCGTTCTGGTGCAACAAATCGAGGCGAGTGGCTTTTGCTTCGATGCAATCGTCTGCCCGCCAAGTTCCAGAAACGATTTGCAGCCATATCGTGATGCGATCCTCGGCAAATGGCCCGTCCGCGATTTCACCGAGACGTTCACCCGCAAGGGTGAGATCAAGGCGCAAAACAGTGAGACGACCGTCGATGATCTGGTCGAGCGCGAGTTTGTGCATTCGCCGAACGGCTACGAACCCTCGATCAAATCGATACTCATCGTCGACGAAACCATAGTAACAGGAAAGTCCGCTGCGGCGTTGATCAAGCTGCTGCGCCGCGCTGGGATGCCCGCCGATTCGCGAGTTGCGATTGCCGTCTGTTCGAAGATGAACTAGCGGAGGTTTCGCGCCACTTCGCTCAATAGGACATCGAAGTTTTGCCTAAAGTCGACTTGTGTCGGCGTAGGAACATTCTCCCTCGCTCGGATGTGTGTGTGCAATGCACCATCCGCGATGTGGCGGAGCGACGTTTCGATTTGCTGGAGCGAGCCCTTTATCGATTTGGAGCTGTTACTTGCAACCTGACTGAAACTATTGCGACCGAAAATGGGTGGCACGTGGTCTACGATCGCGCGGGCAAGCATGGCCGTCGAAATCGTCCTGCCGGAACGCCAAGCATCGTTGAGCTCTTCACACATTCTTAGGAGACGAGACAAATCGAATTGATCGCTCTCGATGGCTCGGAGCTCCGCAATCCTTGCGGAATCTACAAAGTTGTCGCCCGAATAGCGACGTGCTGACGGGCGCTCCGTGGCCTCCAAGTGATCCCAAGCCGCACCGGTCAATCGATAGTTGTCGTCGGGCACGAACTCGATCAGTCCTTTTTTTTCGGCATCATCAATCAGGTTGCTCGCCGCATCTGGGGATGCAGCGCCTATGATGGAGCAGATGTCGGTTCCTGAGAATGCTATGGCTTTGAAGTGATCTTCACCGGCCTGTTCTGCCATCCAACGTAACAGGTTTTCTCGCTGCTGTTTCGGCGATGGCAGTTTCTGCGCTACCATGTCGTCGATCATATTTGAATGGATTTCCAGCCACTCGTCCTCGGAAGAATGTAGACGGATGTAGTGACTGACCTTGGCTACAACGAGTTCATTGACGGCGCCGTTCGACTCGTGGAAACGACCTCTAAGCACTGCCACTGCACTGCCGGTGATCATGAAGGGGCCGCATCGGTTGCATCGAAACTGCCGCATGTCACCGCGCCTACCCGCCTCGGCGCTGCTGCCGCACACATCACATTTGGCCATCGCCGTCTCTCCGCCACAAGATCCGAATCCGTCTAGTACAGATTTCGAAATCATAATTCCCGCACGCCCAGTTCGACTGCTCGGCCGGTATCATTTACTGTTCGGGCTGGTCTCCTTCGGAATTTTCTGACTGGGAGCATGAGAGAGCAAGAATTTCACGTATACGCTGGCGCACGCTATCACTCTCCTCGTCCTCATCGGAAGAAGTACGGCTTTCGAGATGGTCACAAAGTTCTCCGATAATTGAAGGTTCCTCTACTCCCTTCAGCACCTGCCGCATCTGTCGTTCGTTGTCTTTCAAGAAATCAAGTGCTGTGGCTGATCCGTTCAGCGCTGCTTCCACCGAAGGCAGTATGATCTTTCGGGCAGCAACATCGGAGCGCTTTGTTAGTGGAAGTTGTGCAAGCAGCTCGGAATAGCAGGTGAGCGCAACGTCTATACCCGCGGATGTGACAACCGTGTTGTCCAGAAGGTCCAGCACATCTTTCGCCAAGCCTGCTCTTGAATTGACTGGAACAGCACGCCAGACGGAATCAAAGTCTTTTCGCGACGGTCTTTCGCCGGACAGCATGCCCAGGACATGATCCTTGATAGCTGTTTTTATTTTGTCCGGTGGAAGGGTTAGCTTGGCGTCTATTACACGTTGGCGCAAGACATCAACGAGACGCGTCTCATCGAGCAGCGATTGCGTCAATGTGTCGGCGTCTTGATCGACTAGCCATTTATCGATCGTGGTATACATGGCCTGCCAACCCTGTTCCTGGCGCTTGGCATTGTCGGCGATCAGGGAAAGCGGAAGATCCGGGGGTGCCAACGATGTCCATTCCTCGGTTTTTCTCACGATGCCGGTACGTGCTCGGAGAGCTTCCATATCTTCACCCAGCAGCTCTTTGAGAAACTCATAGTGTGTTGCTAGGGCCGAAGGCGGAGGTGGTGCGAAATCGTTGCGTTGTATGACTTTCAGAATGGCGTTCTGAACGAGACGGGTCTCGCGGGGGGCGGCCGCCGCCCAGTCGATCCAAGCCTCAAGCGTATCACCGTCTCGGATCAACTCGGATAGTTTGCTGACAGACCCGTCACCAATCTCTGCGTCCCGTATAGCCTTATTCACCCAATCTCGTTGCGCATTGAGGTCACCGAAGGCGTGAGCCTGAAGATTGGTTACTTCCGGCGCCTTTCCCTCTGTTTCACCCAGAATCAACCAAAAGGCCGCTGCCAGCCCTTCATCCACTCGGTCATTTTTTGAGTTACGAATAGCTTCAATATGATGGTAGAGGGCGCCATCACTAACCAAGTCTTGGCGTGCCGTCGTCAACGCACTGGTCATTGTACTATCTGTTATAAGCTTATTATAGGACTTTAGCATGATGATAAGGTCGTCGATATCTTCGACCTTTGTTTCCTGTAAATGAGCACTCAAGGCTCCTGCAAATGTGGCCGCCTGTCCTTTTCCTAACAGCGCGCGCAGCTCGGGCCAAGCATAGTAAAACTCCTCAGGATTTTCGATAAGCCTTGAATCCAACGCTCCGTTTAGGTCCTTTGTTTTCGGTCGATTCTTGAAGTTTGCTAGGCGTAGACCCGTTAGGTCTGCATCGAATGCGACGCCGATGAGAAATTCGTCGCTTTCGGGGAATTCAATATTTGAAATCAGTTCCAGTGCTTCATCCTCGCCGTATTCCGTCACGAGCACCTTGTGCATCTTGCCGACGAAGGAGATCCAATCGCGACCGTGAGAGAAACCGCGTTCCTCTCTCTTGGGCAAAGAGCGCTGCAGCCACGCGGCCAGTGCCAGCGTCCATTGACGCCCTTCGCTGCGATCGCACAGCTCATACAGTCTCAACAAGTCTTCCTGCTCGCTCCAAGAAGCAGGAGAGACGGCAACTAGTTCTCCCAGCGCTCCCAGCAAGGCCCGCTTACTTTCAAGCCTGTTGGAGGGGCTCGCATTGAGGTTTGAGAGGTTGCGAACCGCATTTCTGAACTGTGTCGCGGATGTACTCGCCCAGATCTTCGCTTTGTCTCTGTAGACGTCTGGCAAGATTGTATCCCAGCCAGGCGAGTCCATGATCGCGTTTACCTCATCCTCGGGTGTGATGCCTGTGAATAGCAATTCAATTCGACCGTCTAAGAGCACCTGCAGAGCAAGGTCGGGATCTACATTATAGGCTAGCGCCGCCAGATGCTTGAATAGGTCTGGGTCATCGGCCAGGTCGCGTTGTCGCTCATCAATTTCGTCGGGCCGGCGAAGCGATGTCGGATCAACTGAAAGCTTTTCACGATTTGCCATGAAAAGCGCGATCGTGGGTATGGGAATGCGCCCTTCCCATTGTTCCCACAGGCCTGTTACCGCGTTGATGAACGCGATGATCTGGCGGGGAGTGGACAACGATCCCTGACAAGAAATGTCAAAAATTTTGTACGCTCGATAACCGACCTCTTTATCGATTTGATCGTCAAGGGCTTCCAACAGTTTCAGGGCAAAGAAAGCAGACGCATCGGAGATAACAGGTGCTGCTACAAACAGGATGGCGTCGAACGACTTGCGCAGGAGGTCTTCCTGAACTTTCTTGTCAGCGTCGGTCGTGATTGCAGTTAGGTCGGTCGTGATCGCAGTTAGGATGTGCTGACGATCGTAGGGAATAATCAACGTGACCTTTCTCTCAGTGCCATCACTGGCGCGGTCCGCCGAGACGATTGCGCGAATGTTCGCCCACGCGTCCTGTATTCCGTCGTTCGGAAGACGATCAACATTGTCAAACACGATGATGATGCGCCGCTCTTTTGTCTGATAACCCCCGATAATGTCCTTGAAAGTCTTCTCGAACTCGTGCTGCGAGGGATCAATTTCGCGAATGCGTTGCTCAAGATGCGTGGTTTCCGCATCTTTCGAGAAAAAGGAAAGCGTACGCGAGATCGCGGCGAGCATCGACATGTTTTCCCCTCTCTGAGGACGCGGCTCGTCGTTCCACCATCGCTTGATCAGGTAATATGGACCCCGGTATCCGTTCCCATTCCACCACATGTAGACGATGTGAACTGTGATCAAGGCCGCCATGATGCAGACGCCGTACCTCGCGAATACTCCATAGCCACTCGCGATGGCGCTCTTGTTGGAGAATGCAAAGGGGCTGAGCCACATATATATAAGTGGCAGAAGGAGTATGAAAATAAGAACGATGAGACCAAAAAAAGTAAACGTTTTTTCGTTGCTTGTTCGCGTATTGATAGTTCGATTTGTGATTTGATCGTAGATTTTATTCAGAGATTGACGGTCACTTTGCGGCTGAGATTTTAGCCACGCGATCAGTTGCTCCAGAAACGTTCGTCGGAAGTTGCCGGTCTGGTGTGCCCACAGATCATACGTAAAGATGTGATATGCACGATTGTTCGAATTCTTCTTCTGCTGATGAGCCTCAATTTCAAGCGTCTTCTTTGCCATCTCAACGATAGAGGACTTGCCCGATCCCCAGCGGCCCTCAAGGCCGATCGCACGTGTTTCGCCATCAAATTCGCGGATTAATCGTGCGAGGCCGTTAGCTGTTCTAGCATGCCCACCACCGGTAAATGCATCTGTCTCAGCCGGTCGATCGTATATAATCTGTCGCTTGACAGTTTTCCCTTTTGACACGGCTCCAACCTTCCCCGAAGTTTCTCTAATCTTCTTAAGTATCCAGATATTCTATAGGCAAAAGCATCACTTGGCATGAAAAGCCGGTTGACGCTCCTCGAGTAGCTCTGAGCCTGTTCGATGACTTTAGCTTATGCCAACACATACAACGGCATCAACCCGGTCGCCATTTTCCAGCGGGCGCGAATGTAAGATCAGATTAAAGGGAAGCTTCCGGTATTAGTAGTCTGACCACGGAACGGCGGCGTTGGGGGCGGGAAGCAGACGTAAGATTGTAGGTTGCCTATCAGTCGTTGATCTCCCTTTGGGTTTTGCAAGTTTTTGTTTTTGCCGGTATCTTCAGTTATGCACACGGGCAAATCAAGCCTCCGGGCGCGCTCGGCCACATGCGTTGGCGAAGGGTTTGCGACCTTCTGCCCGTGTGCCCTTCACTCCAGAGCCGTTCCGGGTTGCTTTTCGAAGTAGCGCGCTTTGCCGCGTGGGCGGAACAGCGTGCGCAAGCGCCAGTGCCCGCCGTGCGGATCCAGCACAATGAACAGACCGGTCGCGGGATCGAAGGCACGCATGGTGCCGGCGAGGTCGCGGCGCAGCCGCGCGCGTTTCAGTATGTCGCCGAAGTCCGGCCAGGCGGAGACATCGACCACCCGCCTGTGATCGGCCGCATGGCCGATGGTCGCCGCGTCGATCATCACAGGCAGATAGTCGTCTCCGAAGCGCCCCGGCGCGATCGCCACCGGAAAGCGGGTCATGGCGAAGCCGTGCTCGCCATTCAGTCGCGCTGCAATGTCGCGGCCCGATAGCCCTTCCGCCTTGAGCGCAGGCACCCGTGCGGCGCGCTTCAGGCCAACTTCGATTGCGTCCTGGACGAAGACCTTGAACGCCGGCGACGCCGTGAAGTCGGCGATCGCCGCACGCCGCGCCGGTGTCGACAGCTCGTCAAGCCGGCCGGACAGCAGCTCGGCGACGTTCTGCCCACGCGTCTTGCCGGGATTGGTGTCCCAGCCCGGATCGATGCCGACCGGGACCTTCACCGTCTGACCTGTGCGCCTGTTGCGCCAGGGCCGCATGACGATCTGAGGCCCGCCGGCTTCCGGGTCGTAGCCGAGACGCTCCGCCTCGCGCCGTGAGATCTGGCGCACGCCGCATTTGCAGCCCCAGCCGTTCGGCGGATAGTGGGTGTCCCAGAACGGATGATCGACAGGCAGGATCACGCCGACCCAGCCGCGGTGTTCGGGCCGGCGGCGTTCGGCGAGCGAGAGCGTATAGACCAGGTACGGCAGGAAGCGCTTGGTGCGCTGGGTCCGCTCCCATTCGCCAGCGGCATGGGCTGTGCGGATGTTCGCCCAATAGATCGTGCGCAGGCGGCGCGGGCTGCCGAGCTGCACGTATTTGGAGACGCCGTCGGCCGGGTCTTTCGCGAAGCGCTTGCCCCACCATCCTTTCGCCTGCAGCGTCGGTGTCAAACGCGCCTTGAAGTCCTCGAAGGGCACGCGGTTGACGATGGCGTCGTCGACGGCCTTGCGCAGATCCTTGAGCACGTCGAAGCCGGCGGACTTGGCGACGGTGAAGGCATAGGCATGTTCGCGCGGGGCGATGTCGCGCCAATCGAAGGTCGGGCGCGATCCTTTCTCCCGGAAATAGCGCGTGACCTCCGGCGAGGCGGTCAGGAACTCGTCGGGCAGATCAGCCGGCATCGCCCAGCCCGCGCGCGATCATTGCGAGATCGACGATCCTGCGCGCCAGCGGTCCGACGTCGAGCGTGCCGGCCAGCCGGTCGAGCCGTGCTTTGAGATCCTCATAGGAGCTGGCTGCGGCGAACTCCGCCTGGAGCTGATCCATGACCGGCGCGAGATCCGCGCCCCATTCGTCGAGCGCGCCCTCCAGGAGTTCGTCGAGCTCGTCCGGCTCTTCGCCCCCGCGAGCGGTCGCATGCACCTCGCCGCAGGACGGGCATGCGCGGGCGGTTGCCGGATCGTCGGCATCCTCGTCTTCCGGTTCGTCCGTTTCCGGCCTGTCTTGACGGTCGGCCTTTGGCTTTGCCGCCGGCGTGAGCACGTCCGCGTCTTCCTCCGGCTCGCTCAGGCCGATCTTCTCCCGAACCTCCGCCATCGAGACCTTGAGCCCGAGCGGCACCAGTTTGGTGAGCGCGTCGGACAGCGTCTTGATGTCCTCGGCTTCGGCCACCGGCAGGTCGACGGTCGGGTAGCGTTCCTGCGGACCGAAGTTGAAGGCGATGAAGGGCTGGATCAGATCGCGGTTGATCGTCGCCGCAAGCTGGCGCGCATCGGCGCGCAGGATGTCGTAGCGGACGTTTTCATGCACCTGCGCCTGGGCAAGCGACGAACCGTCGTCGGTGGTCATCGTCTGACCCAACACGCCCTTGGAAATCTGCGCGTCGAGGTAATCGGCCATCGCGCCGAAGACGGCATTGCCGCTGCCGCCCTTGGCTTCGATGAACTCGATCTCCATGCCGGACGGAATGATCGCGGCGGCATCGGAGGCGAGATCGCGCACGGCACGCAGGAGCACGCGCTTTTCGTCCGGCGTCGCGCCGCGTCCGTATCGGCCGACGCGCAAGGGCATGCCGAAGACTTCCAGGAACGCGGCCCAGTCCTTGAGCGTGTAGGATTTCAGAAGGAAGGCCCAGGCGGACAGACGCGCCAGACCGCCCCGGATCGGCAGGCCGGACTTGAGCTTTGGCACATGGCGGATGAAGGAATAGCGCGACAGGGCGCGCCCCTCGATCGACCCGTCCTCGCGCAGCCGCAATTCGCGACCCGTCTTGCGGTCGAACTGGAAGTGTCGCGGATCGCGCCAGGCATAGCCGCGCGGACGCCACTCTGCCCCATACTCCCACAGGATCTCCACGACGGAAAAGCCCTTGCCGAGCGCGTCGAGCACGTCGATCTGCATTGTCTCGAATTCCGGCGCTTCGACAAGCTCGCGCACCGCGTCGAGGATCTTGTCGTCGGTCGCGCCGCCGTCGGGCGGATTGACCGCCGGCTCGATCGCCAGCACCGCGCGCTTGCGGGTGCCGAGCACCGAGGCGTAGTGGAGATCGCGTTCCTCCATTTCCTCGGCAAGCGCCAGATAGTCGCTAGGCTCCCCTTCGACCGCATCGCGCAGGATGCGGGCAAGCTTGCCCGGTGTCAGGCCGGAGGCAACGGGATCGCTCCAGAGCGCACGCACGCCTGTCAGGGTCGGCGCGGCCTCTTCCTTCAGGAGCGACGTGGAGGAGACGGGCCGCCCCTGCGGATCGACAAGCTGATAGGTGCTCACCACAAGCCTCCTGAGCGTGATGGATTGATCCCGCCAACGCGGGCGAAGTCGTCGTCATCGTCGAGCGGCGGTCCACCGTTGTGGCCGACTTGCTGCCCGAATTGCGCGAGTGGGGAATGCCGCGCGGCCGTGTAGTCGAACTCCGGCAGATCCTGACGGCTTACGTACCAGGCGAGCGCGGAGGCGATCGCGCTGTCGCCGTGGCGCTTCATGCCGTCCGCGCCGTTGACGCTGTGATCGTCGGGAACCTTGATGATGCCGTCGACATACTGCAGCGCCTGGTGATCCCGCAGGATGTCGTCGTCCTTCGGCAGGATCACGGTGCGATCGGAAAACGCCTCGATATAGGCGGGCATCTCGACCTGGTACCAGGCGCGCGACAGGCTGACCTCGACGATCGACGGACCGTATTTCTGGGCGGCAACCTCGGCGATGTAAGCACCGTTGCCGGTGGCATCGAGCGCGCCGCCTGACATGCGCGGCAGGCGATCGACGATATAGAACAGGATGTCGCGCTGCTGGTCGAAGGGCACATTGCGCAGCTCGACGATCAGGCCGGAGCGGCGCACGAGCGCACGGGTGATCGCCATGACGTTGATCACCGTCAGATCGCCCTTGCGCGCGAAGTCCTCGCCGAAGACATGCGGCAACAGCGGGTCGAGCTTTTCCAGATGGGGTTTCAGCTCGCGTTCGCAGAAGTCGCGCGTGTCGGCCTTGCGGATGTGTTCCGGCGCGTTCTTGAAATCGTCGGAACAGGCCCATCGCACGATCGGGATGCCATCCGCCATGCAGGCTTCGATCTGCACGCGGGTCAGTGCCGCGCCCTCCGCCTCGGCGGGAATAGCGTCGAGTTCCTGTCGCATGGCCGCCTGGCGCGCACCATAGGCGCCCCGGATCTTCGCTTCCCACTCGGCTTCGCCCTCGGCTGTCCACTCGATCCCCTTGATCAGGCAGACGCGCTTGTAGAGCCCGTTTGCAACGGCGGTGGCGAAGGGGATGTGATGGACGGAGAACGGGACCTTGCCGGCGCGCGCTTCGCGGATCAGTTCATTAAAGGGGTTCAAGACGCCGTTGTGCGTCGAGATCACGCGGATCTTGCCGCCCCAAATCAGGAGCGCGTTGACCGCATCTAGCACACCGCGCACGTCCTGATGGAACGCCGCTTCGTCGATCACGACAATGCCCTGAAGCCCGCGGATGTTTTCCGGGCGCGACGACAACGCCTCGACGCGGTAGCCACTGGCAAAACGGATGCGAAAGGCGGAGATCATCCGTGTCGAGCCGTCCGCCTTCTGGTCTTCGAACAGGAATTCCTCGATCGCCGCGAGCTCTTCGCCGATCGATTTTGCGAACTTCGCGACATAGCCGATGAACTCGCGGCCCTTGTCCTTGGTGTCGCCGATGTAGAAGACGTTGTCGCCGCCGGCGGACCGCTTCGAGGCGGCGATCAATGTGTCGTCGAGCGCCTCGCCGAAGGTGATGCCGGTGCGGCGGCCCTTTTCGGCGAGCTTCAAATCTGATTTGTCGGCGATCCAGTCGATCTGGTGCTGCATCAGGATGCCGTCCGCGAGCGGATCGAGATCGTCCGGCACCTCGGCACCGCGCGGCAGGTCGCCGGGCAGCTGATCGTCTTCGCGCGCCAGCATCGGCGGACCGGCGAAGAGATCGGGATCGCGCGATTTGCCAGGCTCTTCGCTCATTTGCGAACGCCCAGGAATTCGCGACGGAGTTGTTCAACCGCTTCCGCCGACAAACCGGCTTCCTTGCTCACCGTGTCGACGACTTCCTCGACCTTCTCGGCGAACTCGGCTTCGACCTTCTGGCGACGCGACGTGGACACGGATTGCGCGGCGGCGGCTGCCCGAAGCGCGTTGGCGAGTTCCTGCGCGCCCTTGGTCGACAGGCCGCCGTCGCCGGCCGATTGCAGGATCTCGAAGATCAGCGTCTTGATCGCCTCGGCCGCGATGATCGTGAGATCGTCGGACGCACCGGCGTCGAGCCGGTCGCTCAGTGCGGAGGCAATGTTGCGGGTTTCCTCGATCCGCCGCGCCATGGCGGCAAGCTTCACGCTGTAGCGGTTGAACGACGAGAAGGACGGAACGTCGAAGCCGGCGCCGGTCTCGCCCTGGATGGCGATCAGCTTCTCGCGGAACTCGGTGTAGATCTCGACTTGCGTGCGGTCGCGCGCAGTCAGTTCCTTCGCCGCCCAGGCAACGACGTCCTCGCATTCCTCCGGGAGCCTGTCGATCGCCGACAGCCGGCCGCGCCCCTTGCTCATGATCAATCCACCGGCGAGGGCTTGGCGACGCCTTCCAGATAGGCGCGGCGCTCGACGTGATCGAGGCCGGCACGGCGCAAGCCGGCGACCAGCACGGTTCCGGCTTCCGACAGGCTCACCGCGTCGAGTTCCGCGAGCCGGTGGAGCTGCGTGCGGACGTAGTCGCGGGACTTGCGGTGCCCGAAGGTTTCCAGCACGCGCACGAGCAGCGTTTCGTTGAGGCGGTGATCGGTCTCTTCGGAGAGAGCCCGCAAGATGATCAAACGGCAGTCGCCCGCGATGTGTTCGGAGAAGCTCAACGCTTGCCCTCCTTGTTCAAGAGATAATCGGAGATCCGTTCGGTCACGCGTTGAAGCGCTTTTAAAGTGTCCTCGACACCGCCGAAGCGAACGCTCATTCCCTCGATCTGCTTGTCGAGCTGATGGAGATCGTCGCGGTCGGGAAGCGTGTTGAGCTTGGCTTCGACCCGATCGACCCGCGCTTGCTGTTGCTCGACCTTGGCCTCTAGCGCCGCGATCGCCTGGGTGTTCTTGCGCGACCCGCGTGTAAGCCAGGTGTAGACGACGCCCGCAGAGCTGATGCCAAGGGCAATGACGCTCAGGAACGCATTCAGCTTCGACCAGTCGAACCACATGAGCACCTACCGCAGCGACCGGAGAGCAGCGACGCCGCCGCCGACATAGAACAGCCACTGGATCATCTGCCCGCCCCAGGCTTCCAGAATGGGGACCGTCGCAACGCCCCAGCCGAAGCGGAAGATGCTGTCGAGGATGACGGCCGCCCACCATGCGCCGAGCGGGAGAACGAAGAGACCCGCGAAGCCCCAAAAAGCCGCGTGTTCCAGCTTTGCGGAATTGAACTTCGCGAGTTCCTTAGTCTCGGCAACGGCCGCGCGGATCGTCTCGATCTCGACCTGTGTGCGCAGTTTCTCGCGGCCGGTTTCTTCCGTTTGTCGGCGTTCCAGATAGGACAGCGTGCGCTCGACCAGACCGGAGGACGCGAAGCGCAGGACGACGGAGAGAAGCCAGCTCATGCGTCACCCCCGATCGGCGTCCGCGTGATCCGGCGCAGGAAGATGTTGAGGCCGCCGACGATCAGCATAGCCCACAGCGCGTCGCGCGGCTCCAGGTAGAGGTGCCAGTCGAAGACCTCGAGAAAGCGCAGCACTTCGGCGGCGATCGGCAGAAGCGCGACGAGCGTGTTGACGATCAGCGTGCGGAACCCCCTCATGCCGACGCTCCCCGTTTGACCAGTCCGGACAGGCGGTGGCGGATCTCGTCGCGATAGCGCCAGGCGACAACCGTGCCGCCGAGGACGGCCAACCCGAGCCCGATGCCGGCAACCCACAGCACCCAATCCGGCGCGCCGCTCTGGGCGGCGGCAACACCGGCGCCGGAGACAAGAGCCCCGACACCGGTCGTCGTGCCGGCCTCGCCAGCGGCCGTCGCACGTTCCAGCGCGGCGGCTGTTGCCGGGCCGAGCACGCCATCGGTCTTGAGGTGCGGGTGGTCCTTCTGGAAAGCGAAGACGGCCTTTGTCGTTTTCGGTCCGGCCAATCCGTCGAGCGCGCCGTCGTAGTGGCCAAGTTTGGCAAGAATGCTCTGATAGTGCCGCAGCTCGTCGCTTGCGCTGGACGCGCGCGCCACGTCGGCGCGCGGCGGGACGTTGATCGCCTTGGATGTCGAATAGATCCCGCGCTGGATCAGCAGCGCCTCGGCCTGACGGCGTTTTACCAGGCCAGGCAGACGACGGCCGGCCGCCGTGGTGCCCGTCTTGCGCAGCAGTTCGGCGGCGGTACGGGCATCGCCTTTGGCAAGCGCCTTCGCCCACCGCCATGTGGCCGCGCGCGGACCGAGATTGAAGCAAACGGAGGCCGCGCCGTCGTAGTGGTGCTGACGGGTCGGCTTGATGTGGCGCACGACAGCGGCGCCGTATTCTTCATCGGTGACCTGGGGAAGGATGCGATGACACTCTTCGCGCGTGATCGTGTCGCCGAACTTCAGCGGGCGTCCCCGCGTCTTGATCCAATAGGCTTTGAAGGTTGCCGACCGGTTGGTAAAGCCGGTTCCGATCGTCGGAACCCCAACCGGATCGCGATAGGTACGGCTGACGAACCCTTCATGCGCGACGATCTCGCGCGCCCCCTGCGGGCTCAATTTGGAAATGATCGGCATGTGGATCGCCCCGGCCTCGTTGGATGAGGTCCACGGTGGCGGATCGACCGATGCGAGGTGAGACTGACACTGTCAGCGGCAGGCTAGAAAAGGTCGTCCTGATTGGGGTCCTTGGCGCGAATGCGCGCCCTTGCGCGATAGGCGGTGCGCTCATGGGTTCCCGCCGCTGCCGCAGCTTGCCGCGCCGATGCGCCGTTTTCAAGCGCCTTCACAAGCGTGCGCCGTGCGCTCGCCGTCCGGGCGATCGGGATCAGGAAGCGCCCGCCGGAATTGCGGACGCGGAAGTGCTCGCAGATCTTCTCCGCAGCCGGTAGCCCGACCGTCTGGCAAAGCCAGTGATCCGGGTCCGGTCGGCTCGGGATGTAGACGGTTTGACCGCCGCGCGCCGCCGCCAGTTTCAGGGCCGCATCGAGACCCGCGACCTCGGCAATCTCGGCCAGAAGGTCCGGCAGATAGGCGTGGTCGGAGGCGCTGGACGGCATGGATCATACCTTGCGCAAAGCGGCGCGCAGCTTAGCGCCAAGAACGTTCATCAGATCGATCCAGGCATCCTTGGAGAGGTCCGCATAGGCGATGCCGGGCTGCATCCGCGCCACCCATGCGTCGATCGAGGCGGCGGGCGCGGCATCCAGTCTGACAAGCCGGGTCCACTGCGCCAGCAGGATCTGCATGCGGTGATCGTTCAGAAGCGGAGGGCGAAGCCTGTCCCGGGTGAACAGGCTCGCGTCGCCGCTTTCCCGCCGCATCCAGTCCTTGAGCGCCTCGATCACCTTGCCCGCATCGTCGCCATGGCGAAGGAAGCGGCCATGATCGAGCCCGGTCTGACGTTTGACGAACGCAATCAGCGCCGCATCGGAGGCGTTGTCGACGATCCCGAGGTTCCAGGCCGCGATCCAAAGCGCCTGGAACTTGGCAGCATACGGCCCGGACAAGCGATCGGCACGCGGCCTTGAACCGCCTTTCGAAGACCGTTTGAAGCCCTGTTGTTCGAATGCCAGAACCACCTTGCGCCGCTCGGCTTCGGTGAGATCGGCTGCCGAGCGCTTGCCGGTCTCGCGCGCCAGAAAATCCCGATAGGTCTCGTCGTCGAGGCCGAGCTGCTTCTTCGCGATGTGGATCGTTGCGAGCGTGCTCATGACCATCCCCAGCGATTTGCGAGGAAGTGCGAGGACAGAGCCGCATGCGATTGCTCCGGCCGGCTTCGGGACGGCGAGCGAAGCGTGGGCTTGCGACCAGCGGGCGCGGTGTCGCGCTGTATGGCTTTCGCGAGATCCGCGAAGCTTTGGACAGTGGAGGTGTTGCGGCCGGTCATCACGAGGCCCTCGCAAGATCGATGGTGACGGCCTGCCAGCGGTCGGTAACGCGATCGCGGCGGTAGAAGCGGACGTATTCCTTTGAGCCGGTCACCCGCATGGCGTCCCGGATCGCGCGCATTGCCTCCTGCCAGCGTGGATCCTCGATATCGAGCCGCAACAGCATGAAGATCTCGGCGCGGTTGACCTTGCCTTCCTTGTCGGTGTTGAAGGCGCGCGTGATAACGGCCCGGATCTCGGGCCGGCTGTCGGCCGCCCATTCGTTGAGGCATTCGTCCAGGAGCCGTTTGGCGATCTGGAGTTGCGGGCCGAAGTCGATGAAATCGGAGACCTGCACTTGCACCTTCATCAGCCCGTCGTGGCTTTGATAGGTGCGGTTTCCCTTCGGCCCGCCCTTGGTTACGCCGTACTCCTGGGCGAGCAGCGCGTCGAACTCGCCGAGGTCCGTCATCGTGTGGCCGCGAAACCGAGCGATCTGCGCCGACAGATCGTCGGCGTAGCGCATGATCTTGCGCACCAACTCGTCCTCAAGCTTGTGCGCGGGCTTGACCATTTCGAGCGGCACGAGTGCGCCCTTGGCATCCGCCATATAGCTTTTTCCGCCGACATCGATCGTACCGTCATCGGCTGCGTTGACTGTCTCCGTCATAGGTAGTCTCCATTGCGTTGATCGAGGGCCGAGCGGCCCGGAGCCGGGTCGCCCAAAAGGGTCTGGTTCGGATCGCCGCGTCCCGCAGGGGGATGGAAGACCGGCACTTCGCGGTAGCGGCGGAAGATCGCCTCGCGCGGCGGTTTGGCTGCCGGTTTAGGGGGCGGACTTGACGGCTGGGGCGCCGGCGGTGGCGCGGGCTCCGCCGCAAGTTGCTCTTCAAGGCTCGGCCCGCCGTAGAGCGCTTGCATTTCCTCGCGATAGGCGAGCTCCAGATTGACCGCGTGGACCAGCCGAGCGATTGCCGCGACGAGATCCGCACGCCGGGTCTGGCCGGTCATGAGTTGCGCTGCCACTTCCTTTGCGGCAATCGTTGCCGGCGTGTCCTGCCGTGTGCCATCGAAGACGGCATCGACGATTTCATCGACAAGATCGTGTAGCTCGCTCATGCAACCGACCCTCCATCGCCGGAGGAATGCGGAACCGGACGCGGCACGATCGGCAGTCGAACCACCTTGCCGGTCTGCATGTCCGCCTCGGTGATCCGCGCCGGGCCGGCGACCTGACAGCTTTCCAAACTGTTCGCCCGCTTCAGAAGGTCGAGCAGCGCGCTCTTCGCCAGTTGCGTCTGCATGGCGCTGAGGTGCAGCTCGCCGCGCTCGTCCGTTGCGGCATCGACCATGGCGCGCATGTTCCGGAGTTCATCGCTCAGCATCGACGCCTCCCTTGACACGCGAGTGCGGGCAGCTGGACCGGCAGGCCCGGAACATCCGCACCCGGTGCGCGGACGTCGACGCATAGGGCTTTTTCTGCCAGTCGAGACATTGATTGCGGGACAGGTCGCCAAGCACAGGGCAGTCGACCGAAAGCCCCATCAGCGCACCGCGCACGCGTTCCTCGACCTTCTCAAGGTCGCCGGGATAGCGCGCGTTGATCACCTGACTGACGACCGCGGGCGAGTAGCCGATGCGCTTGCCGGCACCGGAAAGCCCGTCGCGGTCCGCGAGAGATGCGAGTTCGGCAATCCAGTCGGGCGGCGACCCCGCCCAGGCGTTGCCGGCCTTGTCGATCATCGGGATTGTCACGTTCACGGCGACACCTCCTCGGCGACCGGTTCGCCGTGCAGGTTGTTCGTGTTCGGGTCGTAGATCGCGTGTGTCCGGAGGATCTTCGGAGGCTTCGGCCCCGTGTTCATGGAGGGTTTCAGGCGCCACTTGGTCAGATGGCGCGGCCGTCCTGCCTCCAGGCAATGCAGGTAACCGGCTTGGGCGAGGTGTTTGATGTAGCTATGCACCGACACCGTCTTGATCAGGCGGTCGTCTGTCGAGGCGAACGCCGCCAGTTCTTTCGCATTAAACCCGTCGCGCAGAAGGTTGCGCATCGTGTTCCAGAGAAGCTGTTGAACAGACGGCGGAGCCTCCGAGCCGTCCCTGCGCAGGCGCGGCGCCTCGGCTCGACGCTCAACAAGTTGGTAGACCGTGCGCCGGTATCGCGGATCCGTGCCAGCTTGCCCGGCCGCCACAATAACTCCGGCTGCGCGCAGTCTGCGAAGGTAGTCACTCACGGAACTATCGCCGGGGTCGCAACTCGCCTGATCGACGTCGTGTCTCGTGAAGGGCGCGCCGTCGCGGGTGAGCTCGAGAATGACCGACCAGACGTGTTCGTAGCCGCGCAGGACGGGACGGCCCTTGATCGACTTGAGCTTGAGGACCGCCGCCATCAGATCCGCCCTCCGCGCCGCCGGATGGGGGTCTCGCCGGTGAAGATCCGCCCGGTGTAGGAGGTCCGGTCGAGGTCCTTGAGACCGTGGTTGCGGGCGAACTGTCCGATCTCATGCAGGGTGGTCGCGATGCGCCGCGCCTTGCCGGCCGTCTGCTTCCGAATGTCGTCGAGCAGCTCTTCGGCAATGGCCACTTCGGGCACGAGGAAGCCGGCAAGCGTCGTGGCGTCTTCGAGATCGCAGGGCTGCGCCAGCCGGAAATCCAGAACCCGGTTGTGCACCCGCTCGTGGGCTTCGAGCTTCTTCGGCAAGAGTTCCTCGCCGATCAGGACCACGGGCGCTTGCGTCGTTTCGTGGATGTCGCGGACGAACTCGATCATCTTGCCATCGACGAGCTTGTCGGCCTCGTCGATGATCATCGGCCGATTGGGGGCGTCTCCCATGCGGTGGATGATTTCATCCATCATCGCCGCCACCGTGCCGCGCGGACGCGGTTGCCCGAGTTCTTCCAGAAGCGCCTCGCAAAACCGCTTTTGTCGCCAGTAGTGACGAACCTCGATATAGACGGCGCCCGTCTTGTTCATGGCGTATTGCGCCGCGACCGATTTCCCGTAGCCGCTGTCGCCAGAAAAGACGCCGATCCCCGGCAGACCGACGCCGCGATCCTTGAGCGTCTCGATCAACATCATCAGCGTCATGACGTTCTTGAGCGGGGCGATCGAGCCTCGCCTGGGCGCTTCGCTCTTGACCATCGCCAGATTTCCAGTCATCAAAACATCCTCTTTTGACTTTGAAGGGTTCCGGTTCGCCGGGGCTCTTTTTTTGTGGGCGGCGCTCAGCCGCCGAAGTCCTCGCTCATCAACGCGAGCGCACGGTATTCGGGGCCGGCCTGATAGCCGCCGAGCCACATGGCCTCTGTTGTTTCCAGTTCCTCACCGGCCTCCAGGCGCGCTTCCAGATCGAGCGCGCGCTTGAACCGGAGCTGTGGCGTCTCCTGCGACCGGATGGGGGTCACCTTCGCCCGCTCGGGAACCGGCGCCGTAAGTTCGCTCCGCAGTTCGGCCATTGCCTTGGCTTCACGGGTGCTCTTTTGGGGAGCCGCCGGCTCGGCAACGGCATCCAGCGCGTTTCGAATGTCGGCGGTCGTGTGTTCGCTCTCGCGCCTGGGCAGTGACACCACGTTCGGAACGTCGCGCGCAGCAACGTCGAGAACCCGTTCGATCAGCGGGCGACCCTTGGTGATCTCGCGAATGTGCCGCTTCGCTTCACGTGTTGCGGCGTCCAGGGTCTCAGACTGTGCTTCGCGCTTGGCCGCAAGCACCGTCGACGGGTGGATGCCGGCAAGCTCGGGACAGATCGCCTCGTCGATAAAGGTCCCGTCGCCGGCGTCGAAGACAATCACGCGCCCGGCGTCGTTGGGGTCCATGCGAACGAAGACCTGGGTGCCGGGAAGGGCTGCGTTGATCACGTAATGGAAGTGATCGATCCGGATGCCTTGCTTGGTAACCGTCCGCAGACCGTCCTTGCCGGCGACCGGCATGAGCAGGATGTCGAGGGCGCGCGCATCGACCGTGCGGATCTCCGCATCGGAAGCCATCGCGGCTTGAGCCGGCGTCTTGCCCTTGAGGGCTGAGTGCGGGCGGTGATTGTAGCGCGTCTCCGTCCAGGCATCGGCGAAGCGCTGCAATTCCAGTCCGGTCATGGACACGTCGAAGAGATCGGCGGTATCCGCGCCGAGACGGTCGGCGAAGCTCTTGCGGTCCTCTATCGCCTTCCGGTCGGCGACGTTGTGGCCGACAAACCCCGGCAGCAGCGTGGCGCAATCGTGCTGGAAGGTCTTGATGACGCGCTCGACGTGGCCCTTTTGCTGCGGGCTATAGGCGTCGGAAACGTCCATCTCTATATCGAGCGCGGCGAACAGGCGTTTGGTGTCGTTGGCGATAAAGTCCGACCCGTTGTCGGTCTTGATCGTGTCCGGCACACCCCAGGTGAGAATGGCACGGCGCAGCAGCATGGCGACGGCGGAAGCGCGCGGGGTCTTTGATACATAGAAGAGCGTGCGCCGTGTTGCGATATCGATGCAGGCGTAGATCGCATGCCGTCCGTCGGTGCAAAGCGCATCCACCGGTGAGGCGTCGATCTGCCAAAGCGCATTCGGCTCGCGAATGTGCCGCAGCGCGCCGATGCCGGCGGGCGCCATCGTGGAACGGTATTTGTCCGGGTTGGACAGCTTCGTCAGCGCGACTTTTTCGGTCTCTTTAAGCCGCTTCAAAAAGTGCTGGAACGTGCGAACCGGCGGGGTTTCGACGGATGCCATTCGGCCCTGCCGCTCCACCTGCAGCGTCTCGCCGAATTCGTCCCGGCACAGCGTGCGGATATGATCGGCCGAAAGATGCGGTTGATGGGCGACCAGCGCCAGAATGAAGACTCGGACCGCGCCGCCATTTGCCGTGTCGAGAACGCCCTTGCCCTTGCGGGCGGTGGAGCGATCGACTGCCAATGCATCGGCCTTGCCGGCGCGTTTCGCGGAGCGCCACCTTTGCAGGGAGCGCTTGGACAGCTGGGGAACGGTATCCCTGATCCAGTCCTCGACCTCGATCGAGTGGGTGTTGTAGCGATCGGCGAAGATCTGGAGCCGGGACGACAGGCCGAGAGTCAGGCCGGCCGAGAAGCTCTCGAACGCCTTGACGATGGCAAGGCGCGCATCCCGGTTGACGCGTGCGGCCTCGGTGCCGCTGAAGGTCAGCTTCGTATTGCCGTCGGCGTCCCGTGTCACTTCCCGGCGCACGGCGAGCGCGCGCCGCGTGAATTCAAGCTGCGCTTCGGTCGGGAAGAGCCGGAAATGGTACTCGCGGCCTCCGCCGCGCTGGCCTTTCCGGGTACGAGACAAGAATGGGTGTTCGTGCCAGCTCTCGCGCTCGGCTGCGCGAAGAATGCCGCTTTCCGTTTCGGGCAATCCCGGCAGGTCGAGTTCGGCGGCCTCGCGTGCGGTGAACCATTCCTTCATCGCCGCGCCCTCCACTTGGCTTCAAGGGAGGCCTTGCGCGCCGCGACGTCGCGTTCGTGCTCTTCGATTAGGTGCAATTCGATCAGGTCGGCATAGCGCGCATCGACCACGACCAACCCGAAGCGCTCGACGATCGCCCCAAGCAGTCCCTGACAGCCGGTTGCTTCAACCAGGGCAATGAATGCGTCCAACGGAATTCGATGTTCCTCGGATGCTTCGGACGCCCATTTGTCGAGGGTGGTCTCAGAAACCGCCCGCCCGAGTGTCTCGGATATCTGTCGGGCGATCTCCGCACGCGACACACCGCCCTCGCGTGCCTCGCGCAGCCCCCGCGACACCATGCGTGCAATCTGACTGTCGAGCGCACCACGGCTTGACTGTTCCTCGCCGAGCCCGACCGTGACTTGCGGCGGGGTCCAGGAAAACAGATCTTGCGTTTGGGTATCGCGACGGCGGGACATGACGGTTAGCCTCGCTCCGCCAACCAGAGGTCGATGGCGTCACGATGCGCCTCGAAGAAGCGATGTTGCTCCGCTCGCTTGAGCCGTGAGAACCGATCCGACACCTTCTCCCAAGGCTTTGGCGTCTGTGCCGGCTGGGTCTTGTCGATCACGGCAATTGCCTCGTCGACGCTTGTCGCCGTGGGTGGCTCCGCCAGAATGAGACCGATGATCTGCGCTTGCCGGTCCGGCGATTGGTCAGAGAGTTTCAGGAGTTCGGACTGGTTGCCGGCGAGCGGGCTGTCGGCGATGCGGTCGCGGATGTCGGGCGAGATCGTTGCGATCTGGAGCGCCAGATAGATCGCCCGCTGGCTCAGGCCGAATGCGGCCTGAGCTGCCTCCGAGAAGCAAACTGCCAACTTAGCACTTTGATCGTCGAGATCCCCGCTCGGCTGAATTCGTGCAATGTTTGCACTAATTCCGGCATCCGCTTTTTTCGGCTTCCGACCCGGTTTCACCTTGCCATGCGCGGCCTCGTAGATGTCCCGCCATGCGGTAATCGCGACGGCCCGTTCCAATGGGTTCAACTCGAACCGCATCAGGTTCTCGCGGATCTCCCGAAGACGGGTTTGGGCTTCGTCGGCGAAGGCTTCAGGTGCATGGACAATGGACGGGATGGTTGCCCATTCGAGTTGTTGTGCGGCCGCAAGCCGGTGCGCCCCATAGATCAACCGATAACCGCCATCGTCGTTCGGTCCGACCGCTTCGATAGGCGTCAGCAGTCCGCGTTGATCGAGATCTTCCGCAAGGGCTTCGACGCGCGCCGGCAGGGCCTTGCGCAGGCGATCGGTCGCGTCGATTGCAGCCAGATCCAGATCCCTGATGGTGTGTGCAGTCATGTGTTTCATCCCGGTAATCTTGTTGTCCCCGAAAAGCGGCCGGGCCTGCCGCCGCACGGCCCGGCCAGTTGGGGAGGAAACGCGGGTAGCCCCGCCACCCGACCACTGACGCAGGTCGCGCGATCTCATCAGGCCGGCACCTCGATTGCGTGCCAGGGTGCGCCGCCGATCCCGCGCGCATTGAGCCAGTCGGCTTCCGCTTGGGCTTCGCAGAGCGAGCCGAACCGGTGCGCGTCGCCTTCGAAAAAACTGGTCTCAGCAACGACGATGGTTCCGCCGCCGTCGGCCTCGATTTGATGTGTCTTGCCCTTGTGGAAATAGGTCTCGCCGCTGGCGGAGACTTTCAGCAACACGGCCTTTTGAGACCGTCCCGGCACCGGGAGACTGTTGTCAGGAAAAGCGCGGTTTGCAGACGGAAGAGCCGTCATTTCGACACTCCTTTGTCAGGGCGCCGACGGACGTTTTGCCTGTCCCGATCAATCGGGGCGGTACTACGCTCTCGGCAGGTGGCCGGTTGGGCGGCGAAAGAACGATGGAGATGATTGATGGAACAGACCGACATGGATTGGCTGCGCGAGCACCGCGAGAACGTCCGCGATGTGATCCTGCGCTGCCTGGCTGCCGGCCTTGAGGGGATAAAGCCCGGCGTCACCACCGCTGCCCGAGAGGTGGCCGAGCGCGCGCTATTCGATTGGCCGGAGGGCACGCCGCCATATGTGCGCGCCTTCGCCGACGAGGAAACCCGCCGGCTCATCGCCCTGATCCTTCCGTCTGGCGAAGCTCGTCCAGAACCTCCGGTAGGACCTCGCGCACCGCATCGCGGACGGCGGCCCTGAAATGGTCGTGCATCTTGGCGCCCAGATCAGCCGTAACCTCCGCGAGCAAGGCCCCCTGAGCCTCCCGCTTCTTGGCGAGGATTTCGCGTGGCGACAGGTTCATGCCGCCGCGCGGTCCTGGCCGCGATTGCCGCTGGTGGCACGCCGCGCATACCTGCTAGAAAGAATGCGGGTTTTCTTGATCGGATACCGATCGGGAAAGAGCTGTTCGACGGGCACCTCAAGGAAGTCGGCAATCGCCTTCTCAGCCTTGCTATTTTTGCGCGTCCAGATGTGGCCGAAGCTGTTGGGCTTCATTCCGATGCTCTCGGCCAGCGCGGAAAGTGTCATGCCACGCCGGTGCAGCTCGGCCTTGATGGAATGCTGGTCCCAGGCGGGAGGCGTTCCGGGCTTCATGGGCTACCCCTTTCGAAACCGGCCTGCGGTAACAGGCCGGTTTCTTTGAACGGTTGATGTGAAACAACGGCCCTAAATCACGGGCCGATAAAACAGGGATAAATGATGATCCTCTTTTTGTAAATGAGGATTTTCATTTAATGGTGGGTGTAGTGGCTCGACCCGAAAGCCCCCCGAAGACCGATCTCGGTTTTCGGCTGCGCGAGGTTCGCCGACGCTTGGGCGATACGCCTCGCGCGGAGTTCGCTAAGTCGTTGGGATTTGGAAAAGATTCTCTTGCGTTGTATGAGCGCGGCGAGAATGTGCCGACAGCGCACGTGCTAGCTGCGTACCGTGAGAAGCTCGGAATAGATGTAAACTGGCTCCTCACAGGCGCGGGTGAGATGTTCGCCGATCCGTCAAAGGCTCCGGCGAGCGCGGCGCCTTCGATCAACCCGGCATTGTTCCGCAAGGTCGGCCGTCTTGTAACGCGGGTCCACAAGGAAGAAGGGATCAAGCTTCCGCCGGATGCCGTTCTGGACGAGCAGGCTGACGCCTACAATGCGCTCCTGGCACGCGCCGAGGACCCATCCGATGCGGACGAGTTGATGGCGCTTCTAACCTGGTTGGAAACCCGTTTGAAAAAACGACTGCGAGCAGCCACCGAAGAACCCGGAACCGGTAAACAGCAGGCTTGATGGCAGTTCGGTTGCCAGTGCTACTGATAATTGCATCGCTGGCAAGTTTTACAATCCGTAAATGCACGCTATTCGGGTGTCGAGTTGCGTCAATTTAGGGCGCGCGTCGCGTCAGACTTTCTGAACGGAATTGGCGGATTTCCGGGAACTCAAACTCTTGCGCGTTGGTCAGAGTTCTCAATGCGAAGGCGGCGGGACGCGAGCAGATCGCGAGTTCCCACTTCGAAATGTAAAACGGCGGAAAACCGGGGTTTTTAGGTGGGAAGCAGATTTCCCACCTCTGGCATCAGATTGGCGGTTTTCTGCTGATCTTTCTCGCCGCGATTTCGCGCTTGCCGCCGTTTTGTGCCATTTGATCTTGCGCGCCAATTTTCAGATATGCGCACGGGCAATCTCGAATAATTATTCAATATCAATGGTTTTCGGCTGTTTTCGCCAATTCTCACCTAATCCCGGTTCTGTGCCATGTGTTCTTGCGCGTTACACCTTGGACGGATTCAGTATTTGACTATGGCGGAAGAGGTGGGATTCGAACCCACGAGACGGTTGCCCGCCTGCCGGTTTTCAAGACCGGTGCCTTCAACCACTCGGCCACTCTTCCGTTGGCTCCCGTTTGGCCGGGTGGCTCTTCATTGTCAAGTGGGATCGCCCCGCTGCGTTGCGGGCAAAGGAAAACCGCCGATCCGGAAGGTCGAGGCAGGGACCGGATCGGCGGTAGCGCCGGAGTGCCGGCGTATGGCGCGGGGGCACGCGCCATGGCCCCGGTTCTAGTTCAACTCTTTCAATCGGACTGTGACCCGCATCACAAAAGCGTCATTGGCCTCCCTGATCCGGCGCCGTCGCGCGGGCGTAACCCGGGCAGGCAAGCAATTCCGTCCCGGCCTCTATGGCTGGAAGTGACGAGGATCAAGGGAGACGATCATGCCCGAAGCATTCATGAAGAGCGGTCTGGTGGCCATCGGACTGCTGTCCTGCGCAGCCCTGTCCGCAACAGCGCAGGCCAATACCCAGCTCTCTCAAAGCGAAATCAAGCAGGTGGTGTCCGGCAAGCGCATTTACCTGAAGACGCCCCTTGGCGGCGAGTTTCCGCTCTACTACCAGACCAACGGCACGGTCGACGGCTCCGGCGACGCGGTTGGACTCGGCCGGTTCATGCAGCCAAACGACGAGGGACGCTGGTGGGTGCGCGGCAATCGCCTCTGCCAGAAATGGCAGAGCTGGTACGACGGCAAGCAGTTCTGTTTCACCCTCTCGAAGGGCGAGGGGAGCACGCTCTACTGGACCCGGGACGACGGATTGAACGGCCGCGCGCGAATCGGAAACTGA